GTCACAATCAGGCGCCGCTTGCTGCCCGGTGTGCGGCTGTGTGTTGACTGCGCTGAGCGCGTGGAAAGGTACGGCCGCTGATGCGAATCGAGTTTGAACTGTGGCACCTGGTGAGCCTGATGATCACCGTGATCGGCGCGTTCTGGACGCTGGCCAAGATCATCGCGCTGCAGACCAAGGCCGACATCGAACGGCAGTTCCGCGCCATCAGCGATGAGCTGAAAGCGCAAGGCCAATCGACCCAACGCCTGGAGCGCGAGCTGATGGAGCTGAAGGCGGAGCTGCCGCGCGACTACGTGCGGCGCGAGGACTTCACCCGCGTGATCAGCACCTTCGAAGTGAAGGTCGACAACCTGCGCTTGACCATCGAGCGCCTGATTCTTTCGGAGGGCCGCACCCGTGATTGACCAAGCCAAGATCCGCCGCGAGGCCATCCGCTGGCACCTGCTGGTGACGGCCAACGTCTCGCGCCCGCACGGCATCTACACCGAGGCCATGCTGCCTGTGATTCAGGCGGTGTACAGCGATGCCACCGAACGTGAGCTGAAACGGGAGCTGGACTACCTGGATGAGCGCGAGCTTGTGAAGGTGAAGCGCGACCCCACCGACCGTTGGTTTGTGGAGCTGACCCGCCACGGCGTGGACATCGTGGAGTACACGGTGGACGTGGAGCCCGGCATCGCGCGCCCGCGCATCAACGCAGGCTGATCGCATGGGACAGCGCAGCAAGCTGCTCGACCTGCCACAGGAGACGCTGGCCGAGCTGGACAGCAAGCTCATCACCAACGGGTTCCGCGGGTACGAGCAGCTGGAAGCCTGGCTGGCAGCCAAGGGCTATGAGGTGGGCAAGAGCAGCATCCACCGCTATGGCAGCAAGCTGGAACAGCGCATCGGCGAGCTGAAGCGCAGCACCGACCAGGCCAAGGCGCTGGTGGCCGCATCACCCGACGACGCGGGCGACATGAGCGAAGCGCTGATGCGGCTGATGCAGGAGAAGCTGTTCACGCTGCTGATGGAGATGGACGTCGATCCAGAAGACGCGAACCTGGGCGCCATCGCCAAGGCAATGGCCCCGCTGGCCCGCGCCTCCATCGCCATCAAGAAGTACAGCAGCGAGGTGGCCGAAAAGGCCCGCGCTGCGGCCGATGCGGCTGACCGCATCGCCACCAAAGGCGGCTTGTCTGCCGACTCTGCGGCGGAGATTCGCCGCGCGATTCTGGGCATTGCTCAATGATGAAGGGCCGCTATGACGGATCGTGATTGGCTCGGCTACTGCTGCGTGCTGGTCTTGTTTGGGGTGTTGATCGGCGGCATCTTGTTCGTCGGCGTGCCTTGGCTTTGGGGTTTTGCCAAGCCCCTGCTTCACGCGGCGACCGCATGACCGTCACGGTTGTCCCCGCCGAGTTGCCCAACACCGCCGACGCGTCGCCGCCGGCGGTGTTGCTGCCTTACCAGCAGCGTTGGATCGCCGATCAAAGCCCGTTCAAGGTGGCTGAGAAGTCGCGCCGAACCGGCCTCACGTGGGCCGAGGCGGCGGACGATGTGCTGACGGCGAGCAGCTCGCGCTCGGCCGGTGGCCAGAACGTCTACTACATCGCCTACAACCAAGACATGACCATTGAGTACATCCAGGCGTGCTCGATGTGGTGCAAGGCGTTCAACCGCGCGGCGAGCGAGATCGAAGAAGGCTTCTGGGACGAAGCCGAGGAAGACAAGCACATCAAGACGTTCACCATCCGGTTCCCTGGCAGCGGGTTTCGGGTGGTGGCGCTCAGCAGCCGGCCGAGCAACCTGCGGGGCCGGCAGGGCATCATCGTGATCGATGAGGCGGCCTTCCACGAGAAGCTGAGCGAGCTGCTGAAGGCGGCGCTGGCCATGCTGATCTGGGGCGGCAAAGTGCGCGTGATCAGCACGCACAACGGCGACGAGAACCCGTTCAACGAGCTGATCAAGGACGTGCGCGGGGGCAAGCGCAAAGGGGCGGTGCATCACATCCCGTTTCGCCAAGCGGTGGATGAGGGCTTGTTCGAGCGGGTGTGCCTGCGGCTGGGCAATGAGTGGACGCCTGAAGGCCAAGCCGCGTGGGTGCAATCGGTCTATGACTTCTATGGCGATGGCGCCGATGAAGAGCTGGACTGCGTGCCGGCCAATGGCGGCGGCGCGTGGCTGACCCGTGCGTTGATTGAGGCGCGCATGGTGGATGCGCCAGTGTTGCGGTGGGAGTGCAAGGCGGGCTTCGAGACGCTGCCCGAGCACATCCGGCAGGCCGAGTGTCAGGACTGGATTGATGCCAACCTGAAGCCGTTGCTGTTGTTGTTGGACCCGGCGCTGCAAAGCGGCGTCGGTGGCGACTTTGGCCGCAGTGGTGACTTGTCGGTGTTCTCGCCTTGGCAGATCACGCAGCAGCTCAAGCGGCGCTTCCCGTTCTTGATTGAGCTGCGCAATGTGCCGTTCCGGCAACAGGAGCAGATCCTGTTCTACCTGGGCGATCGGCTGCCACGCTTCTTCTCGGCCGCGTTGGATGCGCGTGGCAATGGTCAGTACCTGGCCGAGGTGGCCATGCAGCGCTGGGGCGCGCAACGGGTGGAGATGGTGATGCTCAGCGAGGGCTGGTACCGCGAGCACACCGCGCCGTTCAAGGCCGCGTTCGAAGATGCTGGCATTGAGCTGCCGCGTGATGCGGATGTGCTTTCTGACCTACGGGCCTTCGAGGTGGTGCGTGGTGTGCCGCGCATCCCTGACAAGCGCACCAAGGATGCCGATGGCAACAAGCGCCACGGCGATGCCGGCGTGTCGCTGCTGCTGGGGCACTACGCCAGCCGGCGCGATGTGGCGCCGATTGAGTTTGAGTCGCTGGGCAGCAGCCGCATCGGTGGCCGCCTGGATGACTACGCCGAGGGCGGCAGCATCAGCAGCCGCCTGGGCGGCTACATGGGTTGAGCACAAGCATGGCCGACACACAGACCAAGCCCGAGATGGGCGAGATCGCAACGATTGCCCTCGATCAGCACCGGGTCACCTACGGCGGCAACGTGTTGCGCAATGAGGACGACACGCTGCTCACCCGCGGGCGTGGCAAGGGCCTGAAGATCTACGAGGATCTCAAGCGCGATGGTGAGGCCGGTGCGGTGCTGCGCAAGCGGGTGACTGGGGTGACATCGCGGCCGTGGGAGATCAAGCCGGCGAGTGATCGGCGTGATGACAAGAAGGCGGCCGAGCTGGTGCGCAATGCACTGGAGGCGCTGAAGTTCCGGCGCATGTGCAAGGGCCTGCTGGATGCCACGCTGAAGGGCTACGCGGTGGCCGAGGTGCTGTGGGAGGTGCGCGATGGCCTGGTGCTGCCGCGTGATGTGGTGGGGCGCGATCAGCGGCGGTTTGTGTTCGATGTGAACAGCCAGCTGCGGCTGCTGACGCGCGAGGCCACGGCTGAAGGCATTGAGCTGCCGGGGCGCAAGTTCATCGTGCATCGACATGGCGCCGAGGACGGTGACCCGTATGGCAAGGGGCTGGGCAGTTCGTTGTTCTGGCCGGTGTTCTTCAAGCGGCAGGACATCACCTTTTGGCTCACGTTCGCGGACAAGTTCGGGGCGCCCACGGCGGTGGGCAAATACCCGAGCAGCGCCACGAAGCCCGAGCAAGAAAAGCTGCTGCAGGCGCTGTCTGCCATCGCGCATGATTCCGGCGTGACCATTCCGGAGGGGATGGTGATCGAACTGGTGGAGGCCAAGCGATCAGGTGCGCTTGACACCTACGAGAAGCTGGCCCGCTACATGGATGAGCAGATCAACAAGATCGTGCTGGGCGAAACCATGTCGACCACGGCGCAGGCGGCGGGCATGGGCAGCGGCCAGGCTGATGTGCACAACGATGTGCGCCTTGAGTTGGCCGAGGACGATGCGCACGAGCTCGATGAGACCCTGAAAGACACGCTCATCACGTGGATCGTGGAAGTCAACATGCCGGGCGCCGGCATCCCGAAGCTGTGCCATCAGTTTGAGGCGCCGGAAGACCTGGCAAAGCGGGCCACGCGGGACAAGACGCTGGTGGACATGGGGTGGGAGCCGGATGAGGAATACATCCTGGAGACCTACGGCGAAGGGTGGACGAAGAAGGCAGCGCAGGTGCCTGTTACAGCGCCTGTGAACCCAGCTCAAAGCGGCCAGGGCATTGGTCAGAACAATGCGGCAGATCCGGCCACGCAAGAGGGCCAAGACAACAAGCCATCATTTGCTGAGCACGCCGCCACCCGTGGCCAGCGCGAGCAGCTGCTGGCCGAGCAGGAGGCGATGGCGCAAGCGGCCACGGCGCTGGCCGGCAATTGGCAGCAGCTCATGCGCAAGCGGGTGGACGACCTGCGCACGATGCTGGACAACACCGGCGACCTGGTGGCCTTCCGCGAGGGCATGGACAAGCTGCTCGAAGAGGATCCGCCGGCCGAGGTGGTGCAGGCCGTGGCGCAGGCTACGTTTGCGGCGCACATCGTGGGGCGAGGCAAGGCAGAGCCCAAGGCCGGGCCGCTGAAGCGCTTGGCGGCCCGCGCAGGGGCCTTGGTGCGGGGGCGGTGATGAGGACGGTCGCCCACAGCTTGATCTTTCGGCCGCTGTTTCGGGCGCAGGCGTCTGCCAGCATGGGCACGTTGCGGCAGTGTTTGCGTCAGGCCGAGGACCGGGTGGTGGATGCGCAGGCCATGCGGTGGCCAGCGCTGGCGCAGTCATGGCAGCGCGATCTCGATGGGATCAAGGCGCTGATTGAACAGCGGGGCGGGTGATGGCGATTGAGGCCCGCTTTGACCTGGCGCCGAAGAAGGCGCTGGAGTACTTCCGTGGCAAGGGCTACCAGACCAGCTTTGCGTGGCAGGAGGTGTGGCAGGCCGAGCACGATGCAGCGTTCACCGTGGCCAAGATGATGGACGTCGACCTGCTGCGGGATGTGCGCATGGCTGTCGACAAGGCCATCGCCGAGGGGCAGACGCTGCAGACCTTCCGCGACTCGGTGGAGACGCGCATGGCCGAGGCTGGCTGGTGGGGCCGCAAAGAGATGGCCGATCCGGACACCGGCGAGATCAAGGTGGTGGAGCTGGGCAGCCCGCGGCGGCTGGAGACGATCTTTCGCACCAACATGCAGACGTCCTACGCGGCGGGTGATTGGGCAGAGATTCAGGCCACGAAGGAGTCGGCCGGCTACCTGATGTATGAGGCGGTGGACGATGACGTCACGCGCGAAGAGCATCGGGAGTGGGACGGCACGGTGCTGCCGGTGGATGACCCGTGGTGGGACACGCACAAACCGCCCAATGGTTGGAACTGCCGTTGCGGGGTGATCCAGCTCAGCCTGGCGCAGGTGCGTGAGATGGGCAAGGACGGGCCCGACCAGGCGCCGCCGATGCAGATCCGTGAGTACACCAACCCGCGCACCGGGGAGGTGTCGCAGGTGCCGAAGGGCATCGATCCGGGGTTCGCCTACAACCCGGGCGCCAGCCGGCAGGAGCAGCTCGACCAGGCGCTGCAGGGCAAGTTGCAGGAGTGGCGCGATGGCCGTTGATGTGTCGATCAAGGTAGAGGACGCTGCACTGCGGGCAGCGCTTGAGCGCACCCGGCTGGGCCTGCCGCTGGGCGGGCAGATGCAGCCGCTGATGGAGGAGCTGGGGCGGGTGATCAAGACCGGGGCGCAGCTGCGGTTTCGGGCGCAGCGCGGGCCGGATGGCGAAGCGTGGAAGCAGAGCTGGCGGGCGGCGCAGTCGGGCGGGCAGACGCTGAGCCTGTCGCGGCGGCTGCGCAACTCGTTGTCCTACCAGGCCACGGCGTCGAGCGTGGCGGTGGGCACCAACGTCATCTATGCGGCCATCCACCAGTTTGGCGGGGTGATCCGCGCCAAGAACGGGCCGTTCCTGGCCATCCCGGTGACGCCGATGGCCCGCAAGGCGGGCAGCCCCCGCAACATGCCCAACCTGTCGGTCTGGCAGACCCTGAAGGGGCAGTACGTCATGGGCGACCGGGACCGCGGGACCGTCCATTTCCTGCTGCGCCGCCAGGTGACGATGCCTGCGCGGCCGTTCCTGGGGGCGTCTGACAGCGACCGGGCCGAGCTGCTACGGGTGATGCAAGGCCACCTGCAG